GAGCCACCGGGGGTTGTTCGAGGATACGCCTGCCCGCTCCAGGATGCCGTCCATTTCCTGTAGGAGCTCGTGCCGGGATCTCCCCTGCTCCATGTGGGCCTGGTAGGCCTGCTTGACCTTGCGGACCACATCGTCCTGACTGACCCGGGCGATGGTGAAGGCCCGGAATTTCAGCCCCGCTTCCAGGTCCTCGTATTCCTTCCTGGGCATGTCCACCAGGGAGGCCAGGGCCTCTTCGGCCTCGGCGAAATTGACCTTGAAGGCCTTGTCGGAAAGGGCGATCTGGTCCTTTTCCAGATTCTGGACATGCAGCATGCCGTACAGGAATGAAACGGCCATGGCCCGGGTGTAGACCTGGGCAAAGGGTTTGGCCTTGGTCGTCTTGATGTCTTTGGGGCCGAGCAGGCCGAACCGGTCTCTGATCTCCTGCTCCATGGCCCTGGCCGTTGCCGATTGTAACTGATCCGTGACCTCTTCCATCTGCTTGAGCAGGAAGACGTCACGGATCATCAGATCTGTGGCATTGTTCATGGCTAGGTCCGTATCAATAGGTAGTCGTCGCTGTCGGCCAGATTGACGGGTTGCTTTTGGACTGGACGGGGGGCCAGCGTGTCCTGATCGTCCTTGGGCTGGGGGAGTCCCGTGGCCTGGTAGAATCCCTGTCGGGATACCGGAACCCCTGCCTCGATGGCCTTGACAAAGTCTTCCAGGCTGGGGGGTGTGGCCGTGGATATGGACAGAAAGGCCGTGCCCTGTATCCCGTTCAGCTCCAGAATCCAGGGGATCAGCGTGTGGTTCAGCTTGTGGGCCACGGCGGTGACGTCCTGGGCCGCGAGCTTGGCCAGGGATCCTTCGTGTACCCGAGCCTGGGCGTACGACCCTGTATCGCCCTGTTCCATGGCCAGGGATTGACCGGTGACGGCCTTGGCAATCTCCAGATTGTAGAATTCGATGACAGTGCGCAACGCCTCTGCCTGACCGTCTGCCGTGAGCTGTGTAATGCTCGATACGCCGGCCAGGGCTACACCCGAGCTCGATTCGAGCTGTGACAGGGTGTCGCTGATCTTGTTGAGCTCCGCGTCGCTGGCTGCATCGCTCAGGGCGATGACCGAGGGGACTGCGTATTTTTTGGCCAGCTTCACCATGTATGCTGAAACGGCCAGCTTCGCCTTCCATGCCGGATACGACGAGAGCAGACAGCTCGTCCCGTAGGGGTTCTCATATCCCGCCTGGTGGGTGGTCATGATGAACTTGCGAGGTGGAACATCCTCCCAGGACCCGTCTATCCGCATCTGCCAGCCACGTTCCTTGTGGACCCTGAATTTGCTCGGGTCACGCTGTTCGATGGATCGGATCCACCAGATGCCGTCCCTGAGTTCCCAGATGATTTCGTTGGGCATGTAGCCGTACTCCAGGCATCCGAGCATCCCCTCCAGGTCGTGCTGGAAGGTGATGCGTGACAGGGTGTCCCCGACCAGGGCGCAGGCTTTTTCATCCCCGGTGATCTGCCGGGGAAAGGAGAGTGCCGTACGTTTGCGCAGCCCCAGGTTGGCCTGGATCTGCGAGTCCATGAGCATGGCCTGGATTTCCGAAAAATACCCGCCTACCCGGGGGAGGCTGTAGAACTCAAACGGGGGCAGGTATTGGGTGTCAATACTCTTCGAATCCAGGGGGGATGAGAGTTGAGTTATATACGCGGTCAAAGGAAATACTCCCTGATGCTGGTTGGCTTTGGTCTTCGATGTTCGTGCCCAGCAGTCCCTGCATGAGGATGTAGGCGTCCTTTCGCTTATCCTCGGCATCTTCTTCCACATCGCACGAGGTATAGAGCTCGTAGGCGGCCCGTTTGATCAGGGCGAACCTGAGCACGTCCGTTTCTTCCGGCAATGACGTCCTGCCCGCCTTGCGGAGCATGGCAAAGGCCCACGCGCAAGCGGCGGAGACAGAGGAGGTCAGATTGTCGCTTCCGCCCAGGGACTCGATGATTTGGGTGTCCAGTGAGCCCCGGACATCATCGGGGCTCACTAGCTCGAGCAGTTCCTGATACATGGGCTATTCCGCGGCAACGGTCGCCCAGCAGACGGCTTTGCATACCGGGGCCGGGATGGGCTTGGACCGGCCCACGATCTCCACTCCGCTGGGGTTCTTCTTGTATTCCGGAGAGGCGAAGAAGGGCATGGGCACCAGTCCGGCTTCCATGTCGTCCAGGGCGAGGTAGAACATGGTGTGAGGGGCGGCCAGGTCGACCATGCACACCTTGGTATCCGGGATTTCCTTAACGGCGCTCCCCATGGACCCCTTGTACGAGGCCGAGACCTGACGGACAATATACCCGCCGATGTTGATTTCTCTCCCGTTCATGGAGATTTTGACTGTGGACCTGGACGCGGCCTGGGTGTCCGCCAGTTTGATGATGGCCTGATAGGCCTTTTTCCCGGCCAGAGTGATCACGTCTCCGCCCCATCCGGCGTCCTGGATCTCGGAATCCAGGTCCGAGAGATGGCGGAACAGGTCGGCAATCTTGGTAGTCTCGGCCGTCCAGAGTATGTCCGGGCTGTAAGAGTGGGGGGTGCCGAAGCTGATCTCGTAAGTGTCCAGGCCGATGTCGGTCTGCATCTGGTAGTTGATGGACCCGGTCAGTGCCTGGGCACACAATGCCTCATTCGTCTTCTGAATGGTGCGCTGCATGGTCCCCAGTTTGTTGTTGATGACCTGCTGGAGGCCGGAAGAATCGAGCAGTTTCCAGTTATTCAGCGTTGCCGCGGATACGAAATCCGAAACATCGATGCCCTGGGGCTCGATGTACGAGATGGATCGTGACCCATGCGAAATGGGTACGGCAGGGGTCCCCCTGCGTACGACAGGGACGTTCTGAATGACCTCGGAAATTTCATCGACTCCGATGATCGGCAGAGGGTGCTGTTTGGAGGCCTTGAACACGGTCTGGCGCACGGGCAGATTCAGCGGGGGCGCGTCCTTGATGACCTGGGCCACTGCCTTGGGGGTGAGATGATTCTTGAGATTGATGTCAAAAGGCATGGGCTATTCCTCCTTCTTGGATGCGGACTGTTTGTCCGTGGCCGGTTTGGGTTTGGTGGGCTTGGGCTTGGCCGGTTTTATGGCGGCGTCAAAGTCGTTGCCCGCCTGTTTCAGGGCGTCGAGCTTGTCCGCCAGGTTGGTGAGCAGAGCCTGTCGCTCTGGATGGTGGAGCAGGTTCCAGGGATGGGTGCCGAGCTTCTTGAGAGCACCCTGCATTGCTCGGAACCGATCACCAAACGCTTCTCTGTGCTTGCTGGTCATGATTACACCCCCCAGATGCCGAATGCGGCCAGGGCCTCGAGATCGTCTTCGTCCACTGCCGTTGCGCCCACGAGCAGACTGGCCTTGACCACTGTCCCGTGCACCAGGACGCGAGCCGTGAGGTCTCCGTTGTCCGTGTCGCAGGGCTCGACAAGCACCCCGACCGGGAGATTTGCGTAGGTCGCGATCACTTCGACGCCCTCGGCTGGAGCAGCCTCCACGGTCACAGTGACTTCCCCTGTGGAGTAGTCGACGGTCCCGCTTCCAAGCCCGCCGTGGCCGTCGTCTTCGATGGTGTCTTCCCCGATGGTGACGGTGACACTTCCGGGCATGACCGGAAAATGATCCAACGTGGCTGAAAAGGTTGTGAGGGTGCCGTTGCCCGTGCCCACCGTTTTGGTCAGGTCCCTGGCAAAGGCTTCAATGCCGTTGGTTGCGTCGTTGGCCACGACTAGTCCTTTGGCCAGTTCGCCCTGGTCCGCTGCAGCGGCCATGGGCCGAATGACGGGGGGGTGGGTCCTGTCGATGACCTGGGTGCGTTCCAGGGATGTGGATCCGAGATTGAAAGATGACATATCTTTTCTCCTGTGTTTTCGGTTTAGTAGAAAGGATCGCCCTTGCTACATTTTCCCGGCGAGCCCGTTATAGTCATAGGGTTCGCCGGTCTTGTCCGACAATTCGATGGGGGCGGTCATGCGGCCCTTGCCCGGTGCGGGCAGCCCGGCCACAAAGCGCATGGCCTGTTCAAAGGGGTTGTCCGCATCGGCCAGGGAGATATCCTTGGCGGATGCGACCATGGCCACCAGCGGCTTGATCTGATCCGCGCCCAGGCCTTTTGCCTGTGCGGCCTCCTTCAGGCGCTCGATCCGTTCCTTTTTGAGAGCCTCCAGGACGTCGGCGAGCTCCTTGGACTGCTTTTCGTCGTTACCCTTGTTGTCCGGTTTATTGGACCCGGGTTTCTCGCCTTTACCATCCTTGTCGGAGGGCTTGTCTTTCTCTCCATCCCCTGCTTTCTCTCCGCCCTCCTGTCCTTTCCCGTCTTTTTGTTTGGCTGCCGCGACCTGGGCTTCCAGGGCGGTTATCTTGTCCTTGTATTCCTTGGTTTCGTCCGCGATGAGCTGTTTTACCTCTTCGGGGGTCATGGTTGCGTCCTCCATATTGTCTGTGAGTATGATATCCGTGGGCCAGGTGGCGACCATGGACAGATTCTTGACTTCACTGGCCGGGGGGAGTTCCCCGCACATGGCCAGGTGGTGCAGGTAATAGCCGTTTTGCCCCGGCTTGAGCCCGGCGGACCATCCCCTGTAATAGCCTTTTGCCTCCAGAGCCACGAGCTCCGGCGTGTAATCCACATCCCCCTCAAGGCCCTGATCGGTCAGCTCGACGGAGAGTACCCGGCCGAACGCCGGGGATTGGCTGTCTGTCGGGTGCCCCAGGGTGATGGGCGTTGGTGCATCGGGGTTGAAGTTGGCCACGGCCTCCTGCAGCTCGCTTCGGGTCACGATCTGGCCGTTTTTCTGTACCCCTGGCTTGACGAGCAGCTTCCGCATCGTGCGCCCCTAGGCCAGGCTGGCGGGCTCTACAACGGCATCCGGCACGTTGATCTTGAGAATCGTACCGGCATCGTTTTGAACCTCGACAAACAGGCAGTTGATGGTGATCTCCCCATCCGCCTTGTCGCTGATCTTGCGACCCGGGACAGGGAAGCTTTCCGTGTATCCGCGCACGATGGTTGTCAGGCTGTCATCGGCTATCATGCCGTCCTGGGCGTCGAGGATGCGGCATTCTCCCACCAGGCGCAGGCTGACATATCCGTCGTTCGAGACCATGGATTGAATGTTGCTCGGGCTGATGTTCGTCATTTTCAGGGAGGCGGTCAGCGGCTCGAACTTGCCCGTGGGTACTTTTGCCGGGGCGGGCAGCCCCATACCGTCGATTTCGGCGAACTTGCGCTTGATCTCCACTCCGCCTTCCTCGGCGTTGCCGAAGTAATCCACGTCATTCAGGTATACCCTGTTGTTTCTCCATGCGATGGTTGCCATGCTATCCTCCTATGATCGCGGCAAACGCGTCCTTGAGCGGGTTCACGTTGGCAACGGCTTTATACGTCACACGCTCTGCAGGCACGGGCGGCGTGAAGTCGTAGGTGTAAGTGATGTGCCCGCCGGCCAGCTCGGTAATCGGGTTATCTGCGAGGCGCAGATAGATTTTACCGTAGACCAGGGCGCCTTTTCCCATGAGTCCGTCGAGGAAGCCCTGGACCGATTCCTGGACCCGGACCAGCATTTCTCGGGCCGCGTTCTCCGGACGAGAGAACATGGGCTGATCCAGGAATTGGAGGGTGAAGTATTCGACTGACTCTTCAATAATGTCCGCTGTGCGACGCCAGCAGATAAATGTATCAACGGGCGATGTCTCGAACGGGTAGGCGCAGGTCCTGTTGCCCCAGAGGCGATAGCCGGAACCAAGGAAATTGAGCACGGATACGATACCCTGGGAGTTGACGTAGTTGAGTTCCGTGTCTTCATTGTTCGGGATGTAGGTGAGCAGTCGCTCCACACCGGTTACACCCTGCAGGACGTGGTTGGATGGCGAGTGCCAATATCCTTTTTCCTTGTCGACCTGAGCGATGAGCCCGGCCATGCGTCCAGATAGCCAGTCCGTGACCTCGGCCTCCTCGTCCACGTCGTAGATCTTGATTTTTGGATAACAGAAAATAGCCCTGTTATCCCCGAAATCACCTTTGGCCGTGACAGCTTCTTCGGGGGTCGCGCCCTCGGCACTGTCGATCAGTGCCACGGCCCGGCATTTCCCTGCCGTCGAAATGAGTTCCGCGCCGACACCGGGCTCCTGGCTCCAGCCCGGAGCGATCAAGATCTTTGGGAAGAAGCCGAATCGGGACAGAGCGCTCTCGAACGTCGGGACGGCTGCGACAACGTCGGCTGCTGTCACTTCCTCCACGCCCGTGATATGCTTCTCCGGGTCATAAACGTTGATGGCCACGACTGTAGTGTTGGCGTGGTCGAAAATGGCGTCGAACGCTCTATACAATGTGTAGTCGACCGCAGATGCTCCAAAAATCTCGGTCACATCGTCGCGACTCCTGCATATATGCATCTCTCCTGGTTCCCCCTGGGCGGCAGTCCCGACCAGTCCGATGACGGCGGATTTGACCTCCGTCACCTGGATCGGGCCTTCCTGCAGCTCGAAGGTTTCCACGCCGTGTAAAAATCCCATTTACTCCTCCGTGGTTCTGGTTGGAGCCTCCCGCGACTAGGTGCGGAGGCCATGTTTGTGGGCGGTGCTCGCATTCAATGATGCGCCAGATCTAATCCTTTTCCGCATACCGGGTGTCCGCGTGGACACCCGGCCGAACCGATCCGGGTATTTCCCGTCTCATGATTCCGGCACTTTTCAGAAAAAATCGCGTGGCCGTGTGTGACGAACTCACGGACGCACAGTCCCAGGACCTGCGAGGAAAGGCATCCTCGATCAGAGTGACCGACGTCGAAAACGTTGATGCCCGGCTGCTACCCTTGCTGGCCTGGCAGTATCGCGTGGATTTTTGGCGGGACGACCTGGGGGAGGATGTAAAACGGGATCTGATCAGGCATTCCGTGGCCTGGCACCGGAAAAAAGGCACGGTGCGGGCGGTCAAGGATGTATTGGGAGTCGTCGGGTTCCCAGATGCCCGCATTATCGAATTTTCCACGGCCCGAGAGAGATTTTCAGCTGCCGGGGGGGCAAAGCTCGACGGGTCCTGGGGGCTTGACGGATCTACCGAGCTGGTCCCGTGGGCCGCTCTTGCCGGGATGCCGTACCTCCCGAACTGGGCCTGCTTTGCTGTGGCCCTCAATATCGCCGAGGGGATGCGTCCGGGGTGGCCCGACGATGTCAGATGGGTGGTCGAGATGGCCAAGCCCGTCCGGTCCTGGCCGCTTTATTTCATGAATTTGTTTTTCAACATTTCGGCACGGCCAGGACCGGACGGGCTTGGC